CTTTTTGAGTTTGGCTTTATCGCCACTCAAGCCAGATTGCACAATGTTTAAAATTAAGTCTGCTCTTGCCATAGTTTCTCTACTTTTTATTTTCGTTTAAAAAACCAGCGGCATCACTTACGCGCAACTCGCCAGATATTAGCTTTGGGAGCAAAGAATCCCTTATCTTATTCAGATCAGTAGTCTGCTCCATGTTCTTCTGAATGCGCCCCAGAAGAGGGGTAGCCATCTCTGAAAATGCTTTAAGCACTCTCTGATCGGGATACACTGTCTTCAACCGCTTGAGGTCTTGTACTGTAACATGTCCAAGCCCTGTAGTTTGTTTATCCTTTGCGGTGGCTACAAAGACTGGCCTTAAGTGCTTCAGCAAGAAGAAGGTAAATGTTCGCATCTCTACTGCACGCTGTTGACGCTTGCGATTGTAGCCGACAGCCCGGCAATCCATGCAACAATAGGCGCCTGATTTGTAGCCCTGAAACACCCGGTAGCACACCGTGCAAACCTTGCTTGATCGGGCTATCTCAATCGTTTCTGGCTGCATGACGCTTTATCTCCTGAATGATCTGGTGAATGCGTTGCTTGCTTAAACCTAGCGCTCTGCCAGCCGTTTCTAGCGAGGCATCAGGGTGATGTCTGGTGTAATTCAGATACCGCTCAACCGGTGCCGATGGGTAAGGCTTGCGCTTGCGGTCGAGGCCTTGGCCGGATTTGTGTTTCTTGATCCACGACATCAGGGTAGGGATTGTTATCCCATATCGTGCAGCAACGCTTTTCATGCTCTCCCGATCGTTAATGACCTTTAGCACGATATACAGGCGCTCGGCCTCTGTGTGGTGTTTGGTGGTCATCGCGTCGCCTCCAGCAAACAGGTTTTATAGGTCAGTGTTGTCTGCTTCTGGCACGCAGCCTGAATGTCGCTGGTGGCCGCCACGCCAGCAACACACCAGACGATCACGGATAACAGGCACGCCATGATAATGACGCTGGCAATGCCGTTGAAGATGCGGTCGATTGTTGTTCTCATTGGTCAAAATCCTCATATTCCATAAATTCTTGCAATTCTGCCATTTCCTCTTGAAATTTTTTATGCTGTTCAACGGTAACTCCGTAATATGCAGCCTGTTCTTTAATTGCCGTGTCAAGGCGTGCTAAATTATTCATCGTCTCTACTCCGTTTATGGGTGGTTGTGGGTGTTAGGCGGCTTTGGCGCGGGTTAGGATGTCGTCCCAGAAACTTTCCCGATAACCTGTAAACATTTGATAAACCATTTGTGAGCCGTAAATATCCCAATCATGGCTAAAAAAGTTACCCATGTTTTCCATTGTTAAACCCTCAAAACCGGCATACATTCCTTTAATGTGGCGGATAATTGCCGCGTCCATCTCATTGCTGCGGTTGTTGTTTAAGCGGGCAAACTTAACTTGTGGCAAGTTTTCGTTGTAGTTGGTGTATTCATAGCAATCTGTCATTCCGTCAAAATGGCCATATACGTATTTGGCAAGGATTGTCTCGATTTTCTTTACGATAAACGGCGGCAAATCCTCACACCGAACATTCACACTGTTGCCCATTGAGTAGGTGTCACTGGTCACAGAAAACTTTGTGCCGGGTAAAAGTGCCTTCAATTCCTTGCGGATCATTGCGGCGGCTTGGGCTGCTGTGCTTTTGGTTTTCATCGTCTTAATCCCTCTTGTTTGTCCGGGCCGTGTTGTCCCGATAAATTAACAATACAGATATGTTGGGGTGGCGTCAAGGGGTAATTTATTTAATTATGTGTTTTATTTTTAGAGGGGGGGGTATGTTATAACATTGCATATAAGGACATAAAGATATGTTTATATGTGCATGTCTCTATGTGCGCGTAGCAGTATTATGGAAAATCAGAAATAGACTGGATTTCACTCTTTAGTCCCAGAATGAGACTATCTCGATTTGCGACTATCTTTCAATCAAGCAACGATCAAAAGTCCATCAAAAGTTTGCGCATTGATATTGTTAGGTTATTTGCATTTGCACGGTAAAATTGGGCGAATCAATCAAAAGATTGTCAAACAAAATTAGTCCCACTTTGAGACTAATATAGTCCCACATCGAGACTATCTTGACGTAAGCACGCCTTAGCGTTATGTTATAATGTAACAGGGAGTAGGGCCATGGCGCATAAAATGCCGCACACCACAGGCGATAGCACTAAATATCGAGGCCAGGACACGCTTGACGCAGTGGACGCCTATATTGCTGGCCGGTGGCGCGAGGTTGAGGGGCAGGTCTGCCCTACAATGACGGGTTTTGCCGTGTGGTCAAAAATCAGCAGGCCAACCCTCGGAAATTGGGCTGACAAGCACCAAGATTTTGCCGCAAAACTCACAGAATTAAAAACATTCTGTGAAAATTATTTGGTTCAAGGGGCGCTCGGTGAGCTCTATTCCGCGCCGATTGCCAAGCTGGTGCTATCCCATGCGCATGGATACGTCGAAAAGTCCCAGATTGAGACTATTGCGCCCCAAACACCTGAGGGTGTAATCGGGTCAATTAAAAAATTGCTGGGAAATCGTGGGGAAAATAGCGAGTGACCGTCTGGATCAGCAACGAGCAACTGGCTGATTTAACCGCGCAGGTCGAAGCGGCGCTTGCCGATCTGGACGATGCCGGGCGGAATCAGGCCGCATCCCTGCTAGAACGTGCGTTGATCCAGCACAAACAATCAAGAGCGTTCGCGTTTTTTAACGATACCGACACCATGCACGGCCAGGCGCTGTATCACTCGCGGCACCGATACCCGCGCCACATGGAATTTCTGGCCAGCAAATGCAGCCAGCGATTGTTTCGGGCCGCAAACCGTGTCGGTAAAACAGAGACAGGCGCGTATGAGGTGGCCCGGCACGCAACAGGGCTTTATCCGTCATGGTGGAATGGCACGAAATATCATCAACAGGTCGATATATGGGCCGCTGGTAAAACCAACGAAACAACGCGTGACATTATCCAGCAAAAACTATTCGGCAATGTCATTACAATCAACGGCAAGCGTGCCTTTACAGGTGACGGCGCAATCCCAGGCTGGTTGATCGGTGATATTACCTGGCGGCAGGGCATTCAGGGGCTGGCCGATACCGTCAAAATCAAACACGTCCCGTCCGGCGAGTGGTCAACAATCGGCCTGAAATCCTACGAACAGGGCCGGGGATCGTTTGAGGGCACAGCAAAACACGTTGTGTGGTGCGATGAAGAGCCACCGATGGACGTTTTCAGTGAGTGCCTGATCCGCACGGCGACAGTTTTCGGCATCGTTCTGGTTACGTTCACGCCGCTGGAGGGCATGTCCGAGGTCGTGCGGTCGTTTATGGAGGCTAAGGCCGGGCAAAGTCGTCTCACGGTCACGGCGGGCTGGGACGATGTTCCCCATTTGGACGAGAAAACCAAGGCCGAATTGCTGGCCAGCATCCCGCCACATGAACTTGACGCACGGACAAAGGGCATACCGTCCCTGGGTTCCGGCGCTGTTTACCCTGTGTCGTGGTCAGATATTACCATTGATCCGTTCCAGTTGCCTGAGTTCTGGCCGCGAGCGTATGGCCTTGATGTTGGTTTTCGCGCAACCGCTGGTCTGTGGGGCGCGTGGGATAGGGACAACGACACCTGGTATCTTTACCGCGAGTATAAACAAGGCGAGCAACAGCCAGCGTCGCACGCAGCAGGGATTAAACTGTCAGGGTCGTGGGTGCGCGGCGCGATTGATCCGGCCAGTCGTGGCCGGTCACAGGTTGATGGCAAGCGCTTGTTTGACGAATACCTCTCGCTGGGCCTCAATCTGGTGCCAGCAGACAACGCGGTCGAGGCTGGCGTGCATCGCTGCCTGATGGGATTGCAGACCGGGAAGATCAAGGTTTTCAATACCTTAGTGCAATTCAGAAGCGAATATGAATCCTATCGCCGGGATACGTCCGGCAACGGGAAAATCGTCAAAGAACACGATCACCTGATGGACGCATTCAGATACCTGATGATGTCCGGGCCGAAAATCGCACAAACCAGACCAATTCCACGGGCGTTAAACGTCAGCTACAGACCGGGGCAGAACAATGCAGGATATTGATTATCAACAGGAAGACGCGGATCAAAAGGCGTTTGCCGCCGTGCAGGGCATCGCCGGGCATATTCTTGGGCTTTGTGCTGAGGCCGAGCGGTCAAAAACCTCAGTGGAATTGCGCTGGCAGAAATCAATTCGGCAGTACGAGGGCGTTTATGAACCCGGCGAGGCACCGACAACCGGCGCAAAAGTCTATATCAAAGCGACCCTTGCAAAAGTCAACAAAATCCGTGCCCGGCTTTATGACACGCTTTTTCCCTCTGATGCACAAAACTGGGACATTCAGCCAACGCCGCAAGCCTCGCTCGATCGGGATATAGAGAACGGCACGGGTGATCCTGAGGCTGCGAAACAGATTCAAGAGGCCGCCCGGCAGGCCTGTGACGCAATGCGCGACCTGATAGACGATCAGTTGTCTGAGGCTGATTATTCCGCAGTTTTTCGTGACGTGATCGACGACTGGACGCTATACGGTGTCGGTATCGTCAAGGGGCCAGTTTCGGAATCATGCACGCACGGCGCATGGATGCGGGACGAAACGGGAAACTACACGCTGGCAAAGGGCGGTCATATCAAGCCGGTTGTTGTGCGGGTCGATCCGCTGTCGTTCTTTCCCGATCCGAACGCCACCAGCGTTAAAGATGCTGAATATTTTTGCGAACGCCGACCGCTGACCAAAGCGCAGATGCGTAAACTGGCAAATGATCCCGGGGTCAATAAACGCGCTTTGATTGAGGTGTTGAAAGCAGCGCCACTTGAGATGATGCCCACGGTTTACAACAGTGGACAGGCAGAATTAAACGATATCCGCAATAAAGCCGACAAAATCATCGTGTGGGAATGGCACGGATCACTGACCGCCGAACAGGTGCGCCAGATTGCTGACGCCTACGGTGATGAGGGCCTGTCTCAATTATTTGCAGACGATGACCCCCTAATCGATATCCCGGTAGTCGCACTGGTGGCAAATAATCAGGTGTTGAAATTGTCCCCGGCACCGCTTGATACAGGCGAAAGTGTTTATTCAGTCGTACCGTATGTGCGCGTTGAAAACAGCATCTGGGGCCTGTCCGAGTGCGATTTGATCCGGGACAGCCAGACGGCGCTGAACAGTGCGTGGCGGATGGTTCTTGACAATTCCGCCTTGTCAACCCGGCCTCAACTGGTGGTGGATAAAGCGGTGATTGAGCCGGTGGACGGCGATTACTCGATCACGCCCGGCAAGGTCTGGGCACGGGCACAGCAGGCCGTCCCTGCAAATTATCCGCCGTTTGAATTGTTCAAAATGGAGGGTTTCCAGGAAGAATTGTTGCAATTGGTGTCCACGGCCAAGGAGTTTATGGATTTGGAATCGTGCCTGCCAGCGTGGGCAGAGCCGGAGCCGGGCGCAACGCCAAGCAACACCGCGTTTGGCACAGCGATGATGATTTCATCGTCCAATGTCAACTTTAAGCGGCTGCTGAAAAACTTCGATGACGACATCACGAAGCCGATTATACGCCGGTTCTACCAGTGGAACATGCAATTTGCGCCCGATGAAACCGTCAAGGGTGATATGCGCGTGATCGCCAAGGGCAGCACGTCACTGCTGGCCCGTGAGATGCGCGGTCAAACGATTATGGCAATGCTGCAATTCGGGCAGTCGCCACTGCTGGCCCCGATGACCAAGATTGATGAATTATACCGGGAGGCGTTCCGGGCAAACATGCTTGACCCGGATCAGTTCCTCAAGTCCCCGGCAGAATTGCAGCAAGATGCAGAGATGGCCGCGCAACAGGGTCAGGCGGTTGATCCGGCATTGCAGCGCGACCAGATTAAGTATCAAACACAGCTTCAGCTTGCAGAGATGGATAGCCAGACGCGCTTGCAGCTTGCTAATATCACGCGTGAAACTGCAATGGCAAAGCTTTCAGGCGACCTTAATATTAGTATGGCCGACCTCGAAGCCATGCTGACCAACGCACAAGCGGAGCGCGACCATAAAGAGCGGTCGCAAGCGGCAGAAACGGCCCTCAAAAGGCAACAAACCGCCATCGAGACAACGACAGGCGTTGATGTGCCAGACGGTACGAGGTTCGCCGGATGATACACGCGATCCACAGAACCCTCGAATGGCCCGACTACAAACAGTTTCTACGCGCCCAGCGATACAAATTGATGGAAGCGCTGGCCACTCCTGGATTGCCTCACGATGAATCAAACCTCCTTCGAGGCCAGATAATTGCCATTCTTGCACTTGAGAATGGCGATATTGACAAAACAGCAAAAAGGACGTAAATTATGACAACCAATGATGTATCCGCGCTTGAACAACAAGCCCAGGGTAGCGATGTTTCTGGTGACGTTGAACTGCAAAAGGCAGAACAACAGGCAACCACTGAACAAGCGCCCGTGACGGATAACGCGACACCAGCGCCAGAATCAGACGAAACACCCGACAAAATCATTGAATCACTCGAAGCCTTGCTTGAGAAAGAGCAGCAGCGAAACAGGTCTAATTTTGGCCGTGTGTCAAAACTGACCAAGACGCTCGCAGAAATCCAGCAAGAACGCGACGAGTTAAAGGCCCGGCTCGAAGAGATGACCGCGCCCAAGATTGATCTGGTTGCGCTTGAGCAAGATTATCCCGATATGGCAACTGCTGTTAAGGCCTTGTCCCATCAGGTTGATAGTCTGAAAAAAGCCCAAACAGTAGCAAAGCCTGAAAGCGTTCAGATTGATGACGTGGAGTTTCAACGGCGACGTGCAGCCCTAAGCGCAAGTCACCCCGATATGGATCAGATCGCAAGCGACGAAAACTTCTGGCGATTTGTTCAGCAATCATACGGGCAAGATGGCGTGGCGGATATAAGAAACAGCACTGACCCGAACGTGCTTTCCGACGTTCTCACTGACTACAAAAACGCTACCAGGGTGAAATCACAGGTATCAACCCTGCGCCAGAGGCAGCTAGCGGCTACGACCGCAGCACCAGCGCAGAAAGCAGCCTTCAAAGAGGTGACCAGCGTCCGGGACTTGGATTTTTCAAAGATGTCGCCGGATGAATTAAACCACTATGCAGCGCTGTATGAGAAAGGACAGTTAAAATCATGACGACTTATGCCGGTACTACCCAAGGCGTCAATCAGTTTATGGCGGTTGATGCTCTGAAACAGATTAAAGCACAATCTGTTTTAACACGAATGGGCGCTGTTAAGCCAATTCCTAAAAACAACACCTTGAACTATCAACATCGCCGCCCCCAGGTGATGGCCGCTACAACCGCCCCATTGGTTGAAGGTGTTACGCCGACACCGTTGACAAGCGGTTACGACATCATCACAGGCACCGTTAAGCAATACGGCAACTGGGTTCCGACAACCGATGTCATCAAAGACGCGTCATCTTATCCGAAGCAGTTGCAGGAAATCGCGCAAGAATTGGGCGAGCAGGCAATCCGTTCAATCGAGCGCCTCGCTTTCTTTGCTCTTCGCGGCGGCACCTCGGTCACCCGCTCAAACGGTTCGGCCAGAAGTGATATCAATACGCCTGTTTCTTTGCAAACAATCCGTATTGCTGTTCAGTATCTGATGAACAATCAGGCCCGGACAACCAAAGGGAAAATCACTGCGGGATCAGGCGAAAGCACTGTGCCAGTGCCTAAGGCCTATATCGCGGTTGCCCACCCTTACTTGCGTAACGATATTCAAAACTTGCCGGGCTTTAAGCCTATCGAGCGTTACGCCCGTACTGACGACATGATTGAAGGAAACGGTGAAGAAATCGGTACGATTGATAGCGTCCGCGTTATCATCTCAACCGCTTTTGACGCCTTTGCGGACGCTGGCGGTGCCAAAGCTGGTTCTGGCACAACAATGCTGTCAACCAGTGGAACCAACGCCGACGTTTACCCGATCCTGATCTTTGGTGATGAAGCCTTCATCCATTGCGGCATCACTGGCTCTGATAGCACAAACATTCAGATATTGCGGAGTGAGCCACAAGTCAGTTCATCTGACCCATTGGCACAGCGCGGTACGATTGGCTGGAAGACCTATCATGACACCAAAATTGTCAATGATTCATGGATGACCCGCATCGAGTGTGCAGCTACTGACCTCAGCGCATAATGGTCGCTAGCGGAAAAGAAAGGAATTAAATTATGTCATCTTTACCAATTACCGGGACGGTTACGGGGACTGGTTCCGCGATTAACGTCTCTTTAGGCTTCGCGCCCGGATATGTAAAAATCTGGAACGAAACCGACACGAAGAAAGGCACGCTGGAGTGGTCATCCACTATGGCGGCGGCTTCGGGCTGGAAAACCCTCAATGATGCGTATGTGACCCGGATCACATCGAATGGTATTTCTGCGTACACCGGCTCAACAACTGCCGGTGTGGGCTTTACCATTGGGGCAGATACCGATCTGAATGGCGCATCTGATGTGATCCATTACATCGCTTTCCCGATCCGGGTGGCCTAATATGAGTGTATGGGCTGAACCAATCAAGCCCGGTGTGCTGACGGCAACAGACCTTAAGCACTACCGGCAAATCCCTGAAGCAGGGGCCTTCCTTGCGGCGGCTGTTGCTTCGGGCCGGACAAAATCAAATGTTGGTTTTGTTATCTCGCCCGGATTAACAAACATTGCGAATGTTGAGGTTCGGTTTCTGTCGCATGACAACAAGTTAGTTCCAGCGCCAAGAGTGTTTGATATTTTCTTGTCGGATGCTGCAACCGGAATAGGGCTAACAGCAACAACAGCATCTGGAACCGTTCAGGCAAAATCAGCATCTGGAACGCTGTTGTTTACCTATACGGCTAAAAAGCTGTTGAAGGTGCAGACGCTGGCAACAGGCTCTTATACGCTTGAGATCACAGACTCGGCAAAGACCGGCTTTTATGTGGCCGTTGTCGATCCTGTGTCTGGCTTGCCTATACTGTCGCGCAAGCTTGTTACCGCTGATTACGGCGCTTAATACAGGGGCGGGGTGAAAGCCCCGCCTTTTATTCTCTCAACAACATGAAAGGCCCGTCACATGTACGACCGCGCAAAACTGATTAAGGCAATCGAAACACACAATCTTGAAGTGGACAAGCGCAGCACTCTGGACAAGCTGATTGACGCTGTGCGCAATGGCACGAATGAAGCCGTCCTTGAAAGCTGCAAAGCTGATACTGGTTACGATGCCATCCAAAAGGACATGGCAATTAACTTTGGCCGGACAGAAACACTTGAGGAAAAAGCTGACAAAGCCGCTTATGTGATTGTCAACATTGTGCAATCCTATGAAAGCACAGAGCCAAACTATGTGATTTTAGGCCACAATCTGCGGCAGATTAAAGTTGAGCGCGGCGTGCCTGTTAAACTTGAGCGGTGTTTTTATCATTCACTGAAAGAGGCTGTTATTACGCAGCCCCATTTTGTTGGTAATGATGGCCGCGCCGATCCGCTGGCAACCTCTGGCGTGATCTTGCGCGAAGTGCCGCGTTATCCATATCAAATTGTAGGGGTGGCATAAGACCATG